TTAAGCGGATTAGCACGAGCAAGCATCATTTGTGCAGCACTCATGCTAGGAGGTCCGTAAGGAGTTGCTGGTTGTTGAGGTTGTTGAGGCTGTTGATTAAAAATCATAGGTTGCTGTACTTCATTACTAAACAGGTTAACATTTGGATTTTTTTGAGTTAAATCCAAAAAGGGCTGACTTGCCTGTGTAGCAGTTTGTTGTTCTACTGTTGTTGAAGCACTATTGTTTTGAGCTCCCATCATAGGCAATGACTTGCTGTCGATGTCTAGTTTTGTTGTTTTGTCGGTGTCGTTAGCTAAACCAAAAAGATTGCTGGCTACGTTAGCACCACCTACAAGACTACCAAATCCTACTTGCAAAGCAGATGCAAGAGGATTGATATTGTTCTTTTCACGTTCTAGATACGTCACGTAATCAGAAAGCTTTGCCTGCGAGTTAGCAATAGACTCTGATTGCTGTACTTTTTGTTGCTCTGCTTGCTGTGCTTGTTGGCTTATTTGTGCTTGTTGCTGTGCAAATGGCGATGCTGCAGCTTGTGCAGCTTGACTCATTTGAATGCCTGATGCTTGAGCATTGCCAAAATCGCCACTGCTTGCAGACTGTCCTGCTGCTGCATTAAGTGCTTGACCTACTGCTGCTGCCTGTGTAGCTGCTACATCTTGGCGTTGACGCTGTGCTGCTGCTTGTGGGTTAATTAGCTGGTTAGCTTCATTAGCTCGCTCCAGCTTGGCATTAGCAGATCTGTTGTAATCTTCTTCAAGGCGTAACATTTCCTTTTGTTTTTTGCCTTGTTCATAAGCGTTCCAAGCGTTAACTAGTCCGCCTATACCAGCTCCAGCAAGTTGAGCTAACATGATTATTCCTCGTTTAGAGTATGTACTTCTGTTGTTATTTCACCTGTTTCAGTTACTGCTGGAGCAAATGATTCAGGCTTTGGTACAAATGTGAACATTACCTTCTGAACAATAAATTCAGCACCATACTTATCACATAGATACTGGATAAACGACGTCAATTCTTGAGTTGCCTTATCCATCTGTTCGGCAATCTGCTGTTGTTCTGGTGTGAAATCTACTTGTTCTGTGCTCATAAAGTCACCTTGTGTAAATAAAATTGTAGTTCATGTTACAACATAGCACTTGATTCCCCAAATCTACTTTAGATTCTAGAGCCATTTTTGCTGTTGTTGTTTTATTTTGGTTTTTGTAACGTGTTGATATAGCAGCACTTACAAAAGCGTTTATTCAAACCTACTTTATGCGTTTAGGTTTTGCATATTTAGACGTCATAATTACTTGAAGGAACAATTCTTCAGCTCCTCTAACAAGCTGTTCGTCATCAGGTAAACCCATAGTGCTTAACACTGCATGACCTAACTCATGGATAAACGTACTAAATTGTTCTAGCTCAGTCGTTGGTTTGTTGTTTACAAACGTAGAGATATAAATGATGTGGTTATCGCAATCACACATACCATAAAAGTCTTCCATCTTTTTACGACGGATCTTCCATGTATGAGCACCTAGCTTAAATGACGTAGGTACCCTCATCGTACTTTACCATTAAGAATAATTCTATTGTTAATAGTAAACTCACCAGTCTTTTCTAAATCTACGGTGCATACACCATGATTCCAGGCGTTTCTAGGGGCATACAGAGGATTCAAATCACAAAGACAGCCCATCGTCCATCCTGCAAAAAAAGAACCGTCTAGCGGTCTTTTGACCATATCAAACGTGGTACGGTGTACATGCCCTAGTAATATATTGTCATTGGCTTTCATGCGATAGGCACGAGCAGGGTTTACTCCACCTGATCCGAACCACTCGTGTCCGTGATCCACCCAGAGTTTGCCGATAGAAAGCTTACGCTTTTCACCCACCCATTCAATTCCCAAACCTGATAGTCCGAGGAGGGTGTGCAAATCAACAACTCCCTGTAACGCTCCGGCCTGATTAGCGAGGTATTTAGCAAATCGTTCTTCGTGATTTCCCTCACGATAGATAATCCTAACCTTGTCTCCAAAAAACTCTCGTAAATAGCGTAGCATCGCTCGTGCGACATCCAGCTCCCAGGAAAAGTCTCTGTGTTTTTCAAGTTTCTCGTGCCTACTTAATTGGTAACAATCCATAGCATCGCCATTAATTACTAACGTACCGATGTTAGATTGTTTCAAATGTTCAAGTGCAGTAAGGTAAGATCCATAAAACTTACCATCCTTGTCTTTTTTGACATCGTGAAAAGGCCAGTGCATATCGGAGATAATGCCTGTTCTAGACGACGTTACTTCGGCTATATCGTCATCTCTTAACCAGCCTTCTATCAGGTTTTCTGTTTGTTCTTGCTGATTTACACTCAAACCACGTCGTGTTATTTCATTTGCTATTGCTTCAAATCCTTTAATAGCAAATTCAACTTCTTTGGTTTTTTCAGCTAAACGCTCACCTGATCTTTTGGAACTTTCTGGTGTAGGTTTGGGCGGAACTCTTTTAGAAATAGCAGGCACCTTGCGTGTTTTGCGAGGTGCCTTTGTGTCTATTTCTTTTGTTAATTCGTACGCTTCTATAATTTGTGCTCCACGCACTTTACCACCAGCAGACTTATCAGCTACTATGCGCTTTTTACGCATTTCGGCTATTATCTCATATTCTTCTGGGGATAATCTATATTTAGCGTTAGGAGCCACTTACTTCTTGTCGGGTGTAAACCAAGCTTGGACAAGATCTACAATAGCATAACCAAGACCAAGTACAAGACTCTCTGTAACGTGACCTGTATTAACGCCAAATACTGCAAGTGTCAAAAACAATGCCTTGACAATGCCAGTTACTGTTGTTTTCCAGTCCTTAAACATTAGACTGCCTTTAATAGTTATTAAAATTGGTATTAGTTTAACACCAAGTAAAGCTAATTTACCGTAGAGTTTTGTCTTTTCCCAAAAGCCCATTTCGGCATTGTCTGTGTACACCGTTTGAAATGTAGGCTTAATTGGCTTTGGTTTGTAACGCTCAGGGATATCAAACGTCGTTATAGGCGGACGTTCAATTTTTCTAGGAGGAACCTTTGTAATGAGAGGTTCGTCTAGCGGGTTTGCCATAAACATGCCTATCCGTATTTGTTCGTTCCTCTAATCTAACTAAACGTTCAATTATGTCTACGATACGTTGCGTAATGAGCTCATCAGACTTTTTGAGGTTAACTATTTCTTCAGTAGTAAACTTCAAATTCTCGTGCATAGCAATAAAGCTATCACGGGTCTTGTGATGTTCAGCTATAAGGCTTTTGAGCATATAGCCGATTACGCCTATCATCGTAGTAATGATAAGCCCAAGCAACGTATTGATTGTCATGATATGTTAAGTTTTGTCTTTACTAATAAAAGCAATTCAGTATCATCTGAACCCCAACCTGCAAGCTCTTCCTCTGTAAATTCTACTGTTTTACCTTCAACAGTTTTGCCATCTTCATCTATTAAAGAACAGGATGCAAAAGCATACTGATCCCCAGGTCCAAAACGAAAAATAACTGTATCAATACGGAGTTCGACCGCAGGTTTTACCACTTCTTGTGGCGCGATTGGTTCTTGTAGAGCCATTGTAGTTTTCCAGAAATAAGGGAGTGATTAACCTGTAATTTTTATCATGCGTATTGTTGCAGCCCATCGTATAGTCTTGCCATTCTCGCCTGTCACAAGTAGCGTCAGCCTATCGTTTGTATTATCTGCAACAATGTTTGCTACCCAAACGCCACTAGAATCATCGCCAAGAACACTGTTAGTAGGCGTACCTACAAATGCTGTTGTGCCAGCGTTATTATCAATGCAGCCAGTAAAACGCCATGCTGCTGATTCATTATCTGCATCAACACGCCTAGCAATTAGTAGGATATCAAAGGCATACGTTGAATCATTTGCAATCCGCATTGACGCAGCAACATTAACTCCAGCAGCCTGACCATCTTGTGTCAACTCAGTTTGTGCGTTCGTAGTCGTAATTGTTCGCTGCACATAATTTTCAGTTTGACAACTACCGTTTACGCTTGCAAATCCACCAGAAGCGTGTACAACAGAGCCGTAATTTGATGATGTTGCATTAAGACCTAATACAGCAGAAAAATCACCGATTGCAATGTTTGCACGCCCACCTAAAACTGATGAATTTAGACCGAATGTTTCATTATTGTCACCGCCTATAATGGCTGTATACTGGGCGTGTGTGCGATTCCCATTTCCACCGCTGATAACTGAATGGTTACCATTTGCGTTATTTGCGCTTCCACCACCTATAAAACCGTGAGCTTGCTGAATAGCATTTGATTGACCGCCACAAATTACAGTGTATGTTGCCTCAGTTAGATTATTTGTACCGCCAGAAATAACAGCATTACTAGCTGCTAAAGCGCAAGAATTCAAACTTCCACCACCTACAAATGACGAACTACCACCTGCTACGTTTGAATTACCACCAACACACACTGCATTAGTAGCACTACTACCTGTTCTATTACTTTGGCCTCCCACAACGACACAAAAAGAGCTATTTGCTTGGTTTGCACTACCACCGCCAAGTACACTAGAATTACCAGGAGCAACATTGTTTTGACCTCCACCAATAAAAGCATAATTGCCACCATTGATGTTATTTTGAAAACCGCCTGATATAGTTGCGTGTGTTGCAAGTATAAAATGACTTTGCCCTCCACCTATAAATGCGTGTTGCCCATAATTTTGATTTGCTTGACCACCAACAACAGCAGCATAATTGTTAAGTCCAGCGTTGCCATTACCGCCACCAATAAAACTAAAGTCATTAACGGCACTGTTATTTATTCCACCAGTAATACTACTGTACGAACTTGAAACTCTATTTGATGAGCCTCCTGCAATTACAGAGTATGCACCCGATGCGACTTGGTTAGCGTTACTTCTAAAAGTTTGTAAATCAACGGAATAACTATTGCGTTTATTGCCTCCAGTAGTAGTGCCGTCTGGCAACTGTGCCAGTATTGCGCCCTGACCTTTAGGCTGCAATACTATGTCAGCATTAGCAGACGCAGCATCTGCAAGTAACTGTGAAGCATTAACAGTTATGTTTACGCCAGTAGAGTTCTGCGATCCAGTAAATCCAGTTAGTCCTCCACCGCCACCAGCAGCGCTGATCGTCAGCGTCTCATCGCCACCGTTGTTGTTCTCGGTTAGCGTAATGTTTGTTCCTGCTACCAGCTTGCCATTCAAATATCCGGACGTCGTATCGTTAGATGATACCTTTGCTTTTTCGTCTGCTGAAGAACCACCACCACCACTGTAACCACTTTGCAATTGTGAAGTTGACATGTTACACCGATGCTATAACAGAAAAGAAACCGTTATCACTTGCGCCTGTGACCGTTAAATTATATGCGCTAAATGGAAGCAAAAGCAAATGTGCTACGCTTTGAGTATTTGTTACTGCTACCCCTGTTACTGGAGTAGGCAAGGCAACAAAGTTGACTCCATCAATCGTACCTTGTAGCGTATATGTCAATGAAGGCCAGTTATTATTAGCATCTTGGAATGGGATGATCTGGATAGCTTGACCACCTGGCATACCCCCAGGAATTAGAAAGTGGTATACCAAACCATTACGACACTTGACATGCGTATAGTTAGCACGTTGTTGCGATCCAGCAGGGCCGACCAGCATATTTTCACGGTCAATCACTTGATAGTTTTGCTTTTGTGCAGTAGTGCCAACAACTAGCGTTGGTTCTATATTGTTATGGTATTGTCCTGCTGCCATGATAACCTCTTACTGTAAATCGGCACACATAGCCGTTACGGTGAAACTTTCTGCATTGTTTGTACTAGCACCTAGCTGTTGGTTATGCCCAAGATAGATTGCTGGAATGCGATATGGGCTTGTCCAAAACGGTGTAAAAGCATTGCCAGTAGTCGCTGTTACAGGTAGTTCAGCAAGTAACACCCAACTACCACCATTTTCTTTTGTGAACAATCTGATCATCCCGGCAGTAACATTAGCAATAGCTTTAACTACAACATAGTCAACACGAGTACCTTGATTTGTCCCTGTAACTAAAGCCGCGATTGTGCCAGTACCGTTTGTATTGGTATTAGCAGTGCTAATCGTTATGTTTTCTACTCGTAGTGTATGTGCCATAGTGCTTCAAAGTTGTAGGGTAAATTGCGATTATGCAATACTAAACGTTAGTAAACTGCATGTTGTGGTAGTTTGTAAATACGTCTGGGTCGTTGATAGGGGTAAGATTTACCTGTGTAGCTGGATCGAGGGTTGTATTATCAGCTACCAAAACTGCTTCAAACGCATGATACGTTACCTGATAGCCGAATCTTGCCTCACCGCCATTACCATTGTAATAGCTAATAGCTGTGCCTACTTCGTCATCTGCGTTGAGCCAAACAAGACAACCACCGTTTAATGACCACGGTAGTGAACTAAACCGTTCGATAAACACGCCTCGTTCGTCTACACTTGAGCCCAAGCTTGGAGCGTATAGATCCCACGGCATAATGTCTAGACTCTTATAAATTTTAGGGGCTAAACCACTTCGCCGTACCATACAGTAATAAAACACGCGATTGTTAATAAAAGGAGTCATGCTTGCAAGTATGGCGTTAGAAACCCAACGATACCCCTGCGTAGTCATATAAACCCAGTATAGACCAGCTTTATTTACTTTGCCAAAACGAGTGTAAGCATGCAGCGGGTTAGCGCGTATAGATGTGCCCCAATCCCATTCTGTGTCTTTGGCGTTGTTAGAGTAGTTAGAAGCTGTATAAGGCGTTGTACTGTTGATAGCGTTTTGCCATCCCCACGGCCCAATCATCAAAGAATTAAGGTATGACGCTGATACGGTATCGTAGCCAAACCCAGTAGCAAAATCCCCATTCGCATCTTTAATCCAGACAGTAGACAAAGCACCATCTAAACTTGATGTAGTTGGCGCAGTACCCTCGATATGTATAGAAACTTTGTCTTCTTCGACGTTGTGACCATATACTTTGATGTTTTTACCACCTACAAAATCAATATGCTTAACGGTATCAAAACGGTAATTAAGATGGTACGGATCGTAAATACGAGTAGGTATTTCGATATTATCAACACTTACCGTTAAAAACCGATCAATATCCCAAATAACCTTTGTATTAGATTTTTGGGTATTAATACTAATTGTATTTAATGGGGATCTTAACTCGTATTCTTTAACAGGTACATTTATAGTTGGAACGTTAGCAGGAGCACTAGGTGCAGGTGTTTCTGCTACTATTGTAGTGGTCCCTGCTTTTTGCTTACGTATACGCTCAAATTCACGTTGTGATTCAGGGTCGCTATGTCTCCAAGCAGTTTGCATTATCCGTATGTTCTCCGCGCAAATTCTGTGCTAAATACTTGAATTGAGCGAATTGTCGTCATTTTTTGGGATGATTCTAAATACACACGACAACGACGATATTTACCAAAAGGAACAACCAACGCCAATGATTCACGATAAACTGCTACATCATTAGCACTAATAGATGTTCCTCCTGGGGTATTGCTACGAGATGACCATGGATTTACGCCATTAATTTTTATTGGTCCTAAAATGTTGACCCCCGGAGATGCAGCTAGATTTTGAGCAATTGCATTAAAAGTAAGTCTAGGAGTTTCTCCCATATAACTTGTATTCCGCAACTCAACATTAACTATTGGATCTGGCAAAGCTGCGTTGTAAGTATATGGTGGAGTGGTTGTAGCAGGAACTACATTAGGTAGCTGGTAGGGCCCATAACTTTTTGTGTCACATTGAGCATCTACAATAAGCTTATCTAATTGATAGTCATTTTCACCATTGCCAATATCGTGAGTTACGACAATACCACCTATTTCACGGAATGGATATATGCCTTGATAATCAAGAGTTGTTGGAACTAAATTTTTTAGATAATACTGAGTAAAGTTTCCCATACCAAAGTATTCATCATATCTAAAATTCTGAAGATTAGCCCAAAACGCTCCACGAAGTTTAACTGGGGTTGAAGACGTTTTTTTATAGCATTTAGCTGTGATAAAGCGTGATAGATTAAACTTCATACGCCAGCGTCTGCTGTACGTATAAGGTCTGTTGTCTTCGCCTATAAATCTAGTTCTCAAAACGTTACCTTACCTTCTGAGTCAAACTCGTTTAGATAGTTTCCAAAAGGTGTAAGATCTGCATGCTGTACATGCCAAAGCTTTGTTTCAAAAGAATAAACTAAACGATATTCTTCTGACAATTGCTGGTGATCTTCTGGTTGATAATCTGTCACACCAACAAACTTGGCAATTGGAGATGATATTACAAGCTCGTTAGCAAACTCATTGTAAGCTACTTCCATATAAGGATTGATGTTATTTTCATCAAATGGGAATTGAGGTAAATCAATTTTTGTAGCGTAATAAGTTGGGTTGTTGGTAGACATACGCTTATAAAACGTAAGCACTTGCTGTGCTAAATTTTCAGGCATACGACCATCAGACAACCAAACGCCACTTTCATTACCCCAAATAACTCCATGAGGAGTTGTAATTACAGTTTTTTGGCTAAACGTTCCTTGCCCTGGGATTTTATCTAAATACTCCCATGAAGTAATATCAACAACATCAGGCATTTGAATACGATGACATTCAGAACGACTGAATACCCACAAATGCTCACGATATTCTGTAAATGCTACGTGAGGCAATCCGCCCACTTTAAGATAATTTTCTTCTGAAAATACATCTAACGAAATTACACCTGACTGCACATCGCTATATCGTATCAATGCTTGCTCTTCTTCTCCGTAGCGATCAAGGCAACCACCAATAAACGTACGTCCTTTAATATTTGTGACTAGTTTAGCTCCACGACCTTGCCAATAATTGCCACTGCTATTAATTGATAATGGTGTTGATACAGGATAATCCCATAGAATAAAATCAGGCGTTAGTAAAGAACTAGCATTAGACCCAGATACTTCTGTTTTGTGCTGACCTGTCGCAATTAAAAATCCAGTTGTACTGTTTGGACCTTTTTCTACCCATGAGTTAGTAGCTGTTGGGCTTCCAGTATAAAAGTCTTTCCAATACTGATTATCGTCGCTTGTTCTAAAATTGTTAAATGGAGATCCATCTCCATCAAGAACAAAACGCTTTACTAGTCTATATTTCCCAAAATCGTTTTCATCTGGAGTGTCTGGCAGCATATAAATGCCAGTTGTAGGTGATTGTAATGAATGTAAACCTACACTGTTAAAAGCCGATATATCTGATGGTTGCGCGCAATAAAGATTTAATGATTCGATGTTTTGTTCAATGATTTCATTTAAGCGTGATTTTTTCAGCTTAATTGTGAACATAATAAGTTTAGGGTTAGTATGTTCCATACGATAACCACAAACCTCATCATCATAAGCATATTCAGGCGCATTAAATATGTTTTTACTTGTAGCTACTGGCCTACTAAAAATACGACCGTATGTGTCATCAAATGGAAGAGGATAACCAATTGCGCTAGTATCATCAGTGGCTACATAAGGAGCATTAGATGTAGGGTTAAACGGCTCAATGCAATATGCTTTATATGATTCATAAAGACGGTATCTAACAAGATTACCACTACCAGCCACAAATGTTCCTGACCTAGCTAAAGCATACCCTCTTACGCTTGCAACTACTACTTTTTTACCATTAAATCTTATTTGATTATCTAAAGCAAGATAATACTGCTCCGTTACTTGATCTTTATAAGGCGGAGGTCCTGCATGAGCTAGATCGGGAAGTCCCGGCAGTAAAGATAATTGCTGTTCGTCGTAGGTTTTTGTAGAAGAATTGTACCCATTGTAAGATCCCCCTTGAAATGTCATATGATACCAAAACTTGTTTGGGAACCATAAGCTAGGGTACGGCAAATAATCGTTTGTAGAAACAGTATGAGTATGCGTACTGATTATTACTTCAAGTCCACGTATAGTTGCTGTTAACAACAGTGGTATCTGCTCACCTTTTAACCACGGTCTAGGGCAATTATCTTGTAAATAGTTAGGCAGTGATACGCCAACCGTCCAGTAAAAAGATTCATTTTCTATTGACTTTTCATCTGGTGGTGTTTTCCCATTTTTAATAGTTAGATCATCGCCTGTATCGTTTTTCGTTAAAGGATGGCAAATAACCGACGCTTGTTTTTGCGACGTACCATACATCAACACGCCATTTACAATTGAGATATTTTCTACGGCTCCGAAACGCCATAATTTCCAGTAATTATGATCTACTGCTTGTATTTCATAATTTTTAGGGATTTCTAGTGTACGGATATAATTGTTGTAATTATTTAACCATACATACTCACGTGTAGCTGTAAGCTTGTCTGTAAATGGATTGTTTTCATTTACATACGTTATAGGTGCAGTTTGGAATTGTCTACCACGTGCTTCTATAATAGATACTTCAATTGCGCTAACTACTGGTTCGGTAGTTAATAAATTCTGCGCGTCTACAAATGGAGTTTGCAAAGCTGCTGCGTACTGCATTTCTCCTGTACTAGAAACATCACCATTTTGAATGACAGCACTACCTAAACCTGCATTGTTAACACGCTGAATGTAAGTACGCCAAGAAACAAACGTCGTGTCTCTAGTTGGTTTTAATGAAGGCAGTAATACCTTAAACTGAGAATACTTATCGTCAAACGTGTAATTGTTATTGAGATCAGATAAAAATGTTACTGTATTTGATCCATCATTTATAATTTGCCAAAACTTACGTTTGTCACGCTTACGACGTAAATCCCAATAAGTCCATACGTAACATGGGTACATTTCATCGGTCCACGGATTAGCAGCCCACGTAAATGTTGTACCTGTGTATACTTGATGAGCCCATGGATATGTTTCAATTGCAACATCAGTCGTAAATACAATAGTACCGCCATGCCTAGCAGCATCAGTAAACGTCCCACGTACGTCCCATCCTGGGAAAGCACTTGGTTGCGGAGAGATTCTAATACTTTGGTTATAAGGGCTTATTCCGTTAATATGGGAATTGCGCCATATAGGAGACTCCGTAGTTACATGCGTTCCAAAGTGTACAATCCTAGTGCGTTCTTCATCTGGAGAACTTTCAATAACGTGCCGTAAAAAATAAATTAGCACATTTTGTGATAAAGGTTTATTGTAAGGTACTGCCATAGCACCGCAAACGGTAAATGGATCAATTTGACCCGTACCTAATTGCAATGTTGGGTTAGCTTCTATATCGCATAACGTTGTAAAACGGCTTAAATCTACTTCTATAACCTCTGTTTGATTATAAAGTAAAGGCAGTCCTTTTACTGGGGGTGATTGACCTAGGCCTTGTTGAGTCCTAAAATCAATCAACCCCATATCTCCATTTGTAAATCTTTGCGTTGTTCGCAAAAGACCATATCCACCACGTTTAGTCAAGGCACCTTTAACCAATGACGGATCGTAGTTTTTAATAAATACCGCTGATCGAGATTGAGGTACTTGCCAACGCAAATCACCATCCTGATAGTCGTAGTCACTGACTACGGTATCAACCATTCCTTGTTCAAACGATACTTGTAGATATAGTTTTTTCTTTGACATTTAACGCATTACTTTTTTGTTTTGGTTGGCGTTGTTTGTGGTTGCTTAAGAATCAGCGCATTAGCAGGCAATGGCACACCTTGTGGCTCACGTTGCATCTTTTGCTTTAGGCGAGCTCTTGCTTGGTTCTTTGCTTCTTCTTCATCACCACCGCCAAACAATCCACTAAAAAACCCACCAACGCTTTCAGCAGCATCACCTACAACGCTACCAACGCTTTCTGCTGCGCTACCAACGGCTTTAAGTGCTGTATCTCCTGCTTCAATCAAAGCTCCACGATCAGGCAAATCATCTGGGCTAACCATTTGAAGAGCCGTAGGTCGCTGCTGCATCAAAGCTGGTTCGCGCAAATCGATGCTTTGATCTTCTGGTGGAGCGACAAACATTTGACCGTATGATGGACCTGGCTTAACTGAGCTATATGTACCTTGTGGTAGTTCAATATCTGCTACTGCTGCATAATTAGGCTTGCCACGCTTGCCAGCTTGCTTTTTGAATCTTGGATCAATAGCCATTGTTGTTTTCCTTTTTAGAGTTTAGTTTTTCTTTGATTTTCTTACCAAGCAACATCCGAATTATATCCCGATTTTGCTTATCACTAGGGTCAGTTTTACTTGTTTCGTACGCTCCTTCATCTTCTTCAATCTCATCTTCATCTTCGTAGTCGTCGTATTCGTCTTTAGCTTTCACAACATCTGCTCCAGCTAGTACGGCTGCTATTTTAGCCTTAAGGCTTTTTTCGTTTTTCATTCTGGTAACCATCGTAAAGGTTGAATTTTAATTGTTGAGTTTTCGTTTATCAGGTTTCGCAAGTAAGCATTAGCACTATTTAACTCAGTAGTAGCTATCTGCTTTGCGTACATCGCTTTACCTTGTGCAGCTTCATCGCCCTGCATATACAGTGTTGTCTGGCACATTTGCACTGCCTGCCACAGTATAGCCATTACAACTGGATCTGGTATTGCTATGCTGCTAGTCCAAAGGGTAGGGATAATGGGTTTTTCCCTACGATAGATTACAGTAACCACATCACTAGATTCAAAATCCCTAGAAAAAATGAGATTAGAACCATCGTCAGGTCTACGATAATGGGCATACTCAATGCCAATAGATACAGGTTCCACAGCATTTGTACCAGAAAAAAGAAATCCCGATGCGTAGCCTTGATTAATAGATTGGAGAGACTGCTCTGCACATTGGACACCGTTCTTCCAAACCTGAATAGTTTGGTAGATCTGCGTAGTACCTGGGTCAATTTTGACCACATTGTATGGTAGTATTTCCCAAGCATTATTGTAAAACCTGTATCGTTGTGTTTCATTTAATACAAAAGCCGTATCGTACAAAGCAGGCGTAAGCGATGACAAATCATTAAAAGTGTTAACAGTAAAAGTTTCTGTAACACTTCTAGGGAATATAGTAAGCTGTTCTATCCAAAGACGTACATCATCAGCTACTTTAGACGCTGCATCTTCAATAGTATCTATAAGCTCTGCTCGTTTGATACGAGTAAAGCCTTCATCACCTATAATACGTTGTACTTTAGACAGTAGGCTTTGTAGGGTTATCGCCATGTGAAGGAGGTATAATAGTTCCCAAATAACGCCAATCGCCATTATGTTTAGCGGTAGGCTGTAATTTCCTGCGTTTTTCCATAACTTTGTCGCCCTCTCGAACACCTGCTCGAGTAGTATTGCCTTCAATTGTTACGGTGTTAAACTCGTCTCGGATTTCTATATGTATTCCTTCATGGCCCTTGCCATTACCTGTACCCCAACAAACTATGCCACCAACAATGGGCTTTTCGCTTGTTTGAATTACTGGGGAAGCTTTAGCGTTTCGCCACGTAACAAGTACGCTAGCACTGAGTGCTACATTTAGCACTTCGTACATAGGCGTGTCTTTGTAAACATTTAACCAAATCAGCTTACAAAAAAAAGCACACCAAGCATGGCCTGGCCTCCAACCAATTGCTCGCATTTGCTTTTCAAAATCTGGGTCATTAAAGCCTGCGTTACGTCCTACTTCGCGAACATGTAGCCACCGTTTAGCTTCTTCGACTATTTTGATTTGTATATCACTGAGTTGGAGATTGTTGTGCATTTCCTAAAGACAGCAATAGTGATTGTTCAATTAAAGAAGTTACTTGCTTCGCATTAGGATCTTCTGGCTTACCAAGATACCCTATTGCTGTTTCACGAGCATATTGAAGCAATAGTCCTATCGCTTCATCAGGACAATCAGATAGTTCTTCCCAGTTGGTAAGCTGGCTATCGGGTGCTAGTAGATCATCTAAAATTGGCTTGCGTACAACGGTAAGTTCTACTGTTGCATCTTTATACCAGTTATTAAGTAATGCTAAATTACCGACAGCAGGATCCTGTAATACTTGACTTCCTGCCCATACCAATACTTTGTAATCTTGCTGCGTCCAAATTATATCTTGACGCCATTGATCGTTAAGGCCAGCACTAATAGCAGCAAACTTTTCAATATCTACCTTTTGAGGTATACCCATCCAAAAGTTAGATGTTGTGTTTTGGAACCTATGTATTAACTGCAAACTGTTTATAGACCCAACATATTTGTAAGGGTTTACAGTTGAATAGCCAATTGTATTAGGCCATTGTTTTTCGCCACGTTCAGGATCTGCTATGTTAGCTGTAACTGGCGTATTTAGGTTAATTACATAATAAGGAAACTGAGTTAACCCATACTGCAAATTTGCAAATGAACCTAACTGTTCTGGCACAATTTGGGCAGACCAACGTACTGTATAGAATTGTGGAGCAAACTGGCGTATAAAACTAGCTGCTCTGGTCAATCCAACATTAAGCCATAGTCGCAGATCGTACGTTGGTAGATCTTGTCCACCATAATCACGCAACATACTACGCAAACTAGTTACTAGCATTTTAGTTGTCCAGTAACTGTTAGCAGGAACAATGTTAGGGATGTTGATTATCATTGACCTTGTGCTTCCTGTGCGTCTGCTTTAGCATAACTATTAGCAACACTAATAACTTTATCGTACAGCAAAGGCTCAAAGTCCAAAACATCCGAAGCTGTTTGCGTACTTGGGTCTATTGGTGTTGGAATGTATAAAGCGTGTATGCTATCTGTTGTATTGTTAAACTGTGGTATTTCAACTTTGATTTTGCCTTTGCCATAACTTTCTGTCCCACCTACTGCCTGTGGGCTAGACACACTGTACATAGCGTCATGGCCCATATCGTGATATGGGTTGGCACTTTGGATAGCATGGAACCTGTTAGCTGGTTGTTTAATGAAAGTTATTTTGGTTGTTTCAAAGTATACAGCATGCACGTAAACTGGTCTACGTGTAAGTAATAGCTCATTGTTTAACGACCATGTTGCGTAAGGCACTATATCTTCAACAACATAGTTTGGCAAATAACGTTGAAGTTGTGCCGAAGCATCGGCATCAGGTGCTTGCAATGCTGGTTGGACAATGCTATCCATAATAGATAGCATTGCTCGATATAAATAAAGATCACGCAGTTGACGACTGTAACGTACGCCATCAGGTATAACAGTGACAGGGGAACCCGATACAACGATCGGGTCCCCTATCATCTGAGCTAAAGCTATATGAGCTTGCCATCTACGCATTAGTCGCGGATTCCACCAATTGCCTGATGACCAAGACCAAGAACCATATAACCACCAGCAGTGCCAGTGCCTGGCTCTGGGTTAGGCGTAAGAAGAACATCACCGTTAGCATCAACAGTTGCAGTTGCAAGAGGTACTACAAGAACAGTAGTGCCGGGAGCAAATGGCGTTGATACTAGGTTGTTTGTAGCTGCCAGTGTAGCAAATTGCGTAATTACAGCAATTCGATCTTCTGGGTTAGGCCCAAACTTGACGTTAATGTCTTCAAGTCGAACGCAGTTAAAAAACATAATTACCTCTTAGTAACGATATAGTGAAAGAGAATACCGTGATCCGTTTACACTTTGCGTAGCACCTTGTGCACGGATCAAACGAAAACGAACAAAGTGTGTCGAAAGACCTACAATGTTCCAGATTTGGTTGCCACGATTCGGAACAAATTGCAATGCTGTTCCAATCGTTGTCCATGTTCCAGGATTAAATGGCGCACCTTCTGGTGTACAATCTTGGAATGCGATAGTATATGTACAGGTATCACCTGTAACAATTTGATACCCTACAAAACGATGGATTGTATCAATAGTTGCTGAATACAGCGTACCCTTAAGAGCAACAATATCACTAAATACAGTGTCTGTTGCTGCACCGCCTGTCTTTGTTGATGTAAAGACAAGTTCAGGGCGGACTGTTGGAGTTTGCGGTGCACGAGTTTGCACCACTCCCTGTGCTGATGTCGTAACGACACCAGCAACAAGGAGAACGATAGCAATGATAAAGTTCTTCATGGTTCCTTATTCAAAAGAAATGATTGATTGATACTGAGCATAACGACGCTCAAGACCCTTAATGCCAATCCATTCTTCCTTGTAAACCTGCTCACCCTTATTACCAATATCCTTATTGATAACCATGTCCCATTCTTTGTGTGTTACCACAGTGAATGAAGGAACACCAAGATCAAGGCAAAGCATCTTACGGGAATAACCTGTTTCTTCCATTGTCTGCGAAGGAACAAGAATCAGCTTAACGCCAGCGTGTACGATAGATTCAACTGGAATATCAAATTCCTTTGATGCTTCTTCATCATAGCGCATGTAGCCTGAATCGTAGAAAGCAATTTTGAAATCTGTATAAAGAGTTGTGCCAATAGGACAAATCTTTTCTGTTGAACCACCGTTCTTCATAACCTGATCGAGCAAACGCTGAAGCGATGGATATGAAATAGAAGGAGCTGTGTGACGCAGAACGTGGTCTGTATCGCGTGGGATGTATTCAGCAATACCGCCCATTGTGTAAACAGCGTTACCCAATGAATCTGTTGACTTACCCTTACGACCAAAAAGAAGCGTACGTTCCCAGTCAAGAGCCATTTGCTTCATGCGAAGCATACGGTTGATTTCGAGAGGATCCTTATCAAGATATGTTGCGTTGATCTTGGATTCCTTAACAATTTCAACAGCATACTTAAACTCTTGAGTAAAGTTGTTGTCGATTACTGGATTCTTGTGGAAACCACGAGCTGTACCAGAACCTTCAGGCCATGATGGAGTAGCGCGGAGAAGGATATCGCCACCAAGAATAGCACCAGCATTGTTAAGGTTTACAGCAGTATTAACAAGTGCCAATGGAACACGAGCACCACCAAAGTCACGAGGACCTGGACCTGTGTAAAAACGCTCAACAGTAATTTGTGTGCTACCAGCACCAGCACTGTTAGGTGCGCCTACTGAACGAACGATAATTTGATCGTAGTCAATAAAGTAAAATCCTGTGTTAGTAGGATCTTCACCCCATGTACGACCATAAACTACTGCCGTTGGTTGACCACCAACAGTATAGCCAAGTGCAGGCGGTACGTTTGTAGCAGGAACTTGGTTTGTTGCCTGCAATACCTGACCAGCCACCATGTTTTGTGTTTGTGCATAAGCATACAAACCACGTACAAAGTAGATATCATTAGGCTGAAACATTGCCGCTTGCAAATTACCTACACCAAATGTAGTGTGGTTATTGCCAGCACCAGATGGTACTGTTACTGTGATGGTACGATCAAGCTCGGTAAGTTCGTGGACGCGATGTTCACGATCATTTACGATCTTGGTCTTTGGAAAACGCTGTGACAACATCGAAGCAAACTTGGTATAATCACGAGTGATATACGACATCGCTCCCATGTTGTCCATGCCATACTTCCGAAAACGCTCAGGGAGTGCTCCGGATGTGTATAGCGACTGCCAAAATGAACCCTCTTGTTGGGTCTGTGGGACGGTTGCCATTAGGTTATTTCCTAATTAGTTATAAATGAATTGTCGGTTACAGGCGTAATCCCATAAACGACTTTGGTTTGTATTCTTCGTCAAATTTTTCGTTTGGTACGTATTCAGCAGCAGCTTTTTTGCTACCTTTTTTGAACTCGTTTACCATTGATTTTCTGCCTTCTTCGTATGCTTTTTGTCGTTCCTGCTTGATAAGATCTTCGTACTTGATAATACGGTAGATATCTTTCATGCTAGGTTGATACTCAAACGACGCCATAGCAATATCAATAAACTCATCTTCTGTTAAACCACTGTCTGCAAAGTCAGTATGATAAGCATCTGCCATAATATCAAGGATATTATCTAGTTGCTGTTCATTCATTCTACCATTAGATGCAGGTTGGTTGTCTGTTCTATTAGCAAGTTGTTGCAAATACTTATTACGGTTAGTAGTAATCTTTGCATTGTGATCTTCCAATGCTTGCTCAAGTGCTTGTGTACGCTTAAGTATTTGTGAGCTTACACTATTACGTCGCACAAGGTCAGCAGGATTGTAGATGTCTCTCCAGTTTTCACCAAACTCTTCCTCGATCTGTTGCTCAATGTATTCACCAATTTCATCATTGTTGAATACTCTGCCTATTCCTAGCTTTTCAGCATATTCAGGCAAATGTGCAGCAATAAAAGTTTCAGGATCTGTATTAAGCGATTTAATTAGCTGCAAAGCAGAATCTATTTCAGACTCTTTTGAAGCAATTTTTTCGCCATAAATGTTCAAAAAACCATCTATGAATTGATCACTATTTATATGTTTCCAAAGACCAGGATATTTCTCACGGTAAAATTGTAGCTCATCTTCCGATGATGCAAATTTTTGTTGAGGTTTCCATCCATCTGGAAGATTATCTAGGAAAGAAACATCAGCTTCGTAGGAATTACCCTGTTGTTGTTCAGATGGTTCCTGTTCATTTGGTTCATTTTCGCCTTCTGATTCAGGCATAGAACCTAGCAACTGATAAAAGTTACTCATATAAAACCGTGTGTAATGTTAAAAAGGAGGTGGTCCTGGCTCTTGATTAGGTGCAGCTTGCTGCTGCTCGCCTGCAATTTGTGGTTGGTTTGGCATTTGCGGTGTCTGACCAGACTCAACTTCATTGCTTGCAATTTCCATTTCAGCTTGTAGCTTTGCTTTTGCTTTAGCGTAATCAACTTCAAGATTTTTCTGGAAGATTTGCTGCTGCAATTGCTTGTTTTGTGATTCAAGATCTTGCAACTGTTGCTGAATCTGCTCCAATTGACCAGATAGATTTTTAACAGCGTCAACTTCTTGACGTATTTTTTGAGATTCTGGCAAGTCCAAATACTCGATCATGTATTGAGTAAGTAGTTGTTGGACATGAGGATCTTTAGTTTGTCCTCCAAGAACACCAAGAAGTTGAGCAGCCATTGCACGGGCAGTAGGCAAAGCACTAGTCATATTAGCTCGTACCTTAAACCGTATATCTTCTGAGTTTTCTAGCAATTGGATTTCTTGCTGATCGCCATTATCGTCTAAATAAGTCAATACTTTATCTTTTGGAGCATACGCTTGCAAGTAAGAAACGTATACATACGTAAACCTCTCAATTGCATCTTCCAGCCAACGAGCGTATAGCTTAATCCGTTGAGTGCCAAACGACTGCATTGTTTGTATTCCGCCAAAAGTATCTGGCGTAGCTGCGGTTGGTTGACCTTGAACGATACTAGAAATACCAGTAATGTATTCCAGCAAATTTTGAAGCATACCCAAAATGCGTTCAATAGCAGGATTAAGAGAAGAGCCATCAGTGATAACAGGTTGACCACCATTTGGCAATTCAGCAATAGGATTGTATTCAATAAAAGCATTTGGTTTTGACCATTCTTTTTCTGCTTTGCTTGGATCTGTTATTGAGCCTTTAGGGTATAGCACTTTACGATGTGCAGAGCTTTGCATATCGTAAATAAGCAAAGACCAAAACTTATTCAAAGCTTTAACAATGTCTTTGATAAAGTGCATAATCCCATAGATCTTGTCAGGTCTATTAGCAACAGCAAGCGTAAATGGAATCAATGGATATTCATCACATGGGATTACGTTTTGCTCAATAATCCTATTGTTAACAAGCAACCAGCGTTTAACCATTTTTTGGTTACGCTTAAAAAAGTTGCGTACTGTAACTACCTCACCATTAAGCGATTCGATTTCATACGCTGGAATTTCATCAGGCATTTCAGCATATGAGATCATCATCTCTTGCAATTGTGCCGATTGTTCATCTAGTTGACCAGCAACAGCTTCGTATTCACGTTGGCTACCTTGAACAGATTGAATGCCCTGCATCAAATTCGTGCCGGGAGTAGTAATCATATCTTCAGCTTGCTGGAGACCATCACTTGCTTGCGATGCTTGCTGAACATTAGCTTGCATCTGCTGTTGGAACTGCTGAATTTGTTGACCCATTGCTGCTTTGTCAGGATTTGACATAGTAGTTGGCTTGGGCTTTTTACTCGAAATGATGCCAGTATCGCTGATGTATACGTTTACTTGTTGCTTTGAAAAAAATTCTCGCACCCACACATAGCGATCCTGCTTGTTAGCAGTCATGCCAGTATCAAAAGGCCATCCAGCAACAATGGGAACGATGTTAGTATCAACACCCCACATAATATCTGGGGCAAAATTTGTCACATCGTAGTCAGTGATTGTAATATCATACTTACGTTCAGCTTTACCTTTAGGAAGAACGTCTACAATACACATGTATTCAGCATCTGAAAAGTCAGGCTTTTGAGCATGTGGGTCTACAAACACCTGCGCCCACGGTTTGTACTCTCCAACTACACCAAATGTTGTTTCAGCATAAAAATCATTTGGTCTAACGTACAACCAACCAATACCGCCAGCAAATGTATCGCGAACACACATAGTAAGCTCGCGATTAAAATGTCCTTCATACAAAGAAGCTACAATTGCCTGCTCATACATGTTTGTAAAGTCTTGGCTAACTGCAGCAGAAGCAAGCAAGCGAGGTGCTGGCTTGCCTCCAGTAATAAACGAAATCATTTGCTCGATAATAGCCCAAGATACTTTTGTTGAAATTGGGATATCGTAGCGTTGCTGAATATAATCTAGCTGATTATTAGTAAATTGCGTCCTCGTACCCTCGACATCCGAATAGTACAATTCGTGATCTTCCTTCATCATTCTGCGTGTAGCAGATGATTGCGCCACCATTAGCCGAAATTGATTGTTCAATATCGTAACAATGTCGGGAGTTTCTTCAATACCTCGATTGCGTTTAGCCATATCGGTGTTTCGTGGTTTAACTACGCTTGGTTGGGTTTGTCTTGTTTAACATAAGGCTAAACTCCAAATTTCACAACTATTTAATGGAGCTAGTATGTCAGAGATACTATCTGATACACCAACACAACGCATTTATGCGAAACTATTTGCAGTACAAAATGAGATACCAGTTATCCCAAAGACTGCAACTAACCCGCATTTCAAAAGTAAATATGCGGATCTTCCCACAATCATGGATATTATAAGGCCAATTTTAGCCAAGCACAAAATCTTGCTATTGCAGCCTTTATACGAAAGTGAAAGTCTTGATGTACTGCGTATTTCTACGCAGTTTATTGATATTGAAACAGGTTTTTCGACAACTTCTACAACCACAGTGCCAATTGGTACTAATAAAACTCCACAGGCATTTGGCAGTGCTATTACTTATGCGCGTCGCTATGCACTATGTAGTTTTCTCGGAATAGTAGCAGATGAAGATGACGATGGCAATGCTTCAAGTACGCCAGCAGTTAGCAAAATTACGCAGTCGCAAATTATTGCGCTATACGAAGCAGCTAAAACAGCAGGATACACCAAAGATGATGTGCTTGCAAAGCTTAAACCTAAAGGCATACACCGTGCCGATCAATTAACGCCAGAACTTTACACCAAATTCATGGCATGGCTTACAAATAACCCAAAGAAAGACGCTTAATGGAAGACTCAGTAGAGCAACTTAACGAGAAGCACATGCTTCTCAACTTTATGTCCTGTTTTTACTTTGACCATTTTAAACAATTGGACATAGCATGGGACAAGTATGTCCCATTTTCCACGCTTTACACTAGACTGTTTAGCTTCAAATCATTTTTAAGCAATGATTTAGTAGTATTCAAACCAGATCAGGTACGACTGTACATGATTTTGACTGCTATTATAGGTCAGTATGCCGATTCAATTGAGTGGGAGCTAGATTCTGATGGCAAAATGATTATTAAGCATGTCAAGTTGCCTAAAGAATTTATGAGTCCCGATAAAACAACTAAAATTAACATGGAAAGTGTAGCTGAAGGCGATAGTCTGCTAGTAGACGAAGCCTATTTTGGTAAAGTACACGACCCAAATACACCTACCCGTAGATTATGTATGGCTCATTATGGGTCTTACATGGCAGAATTGACCGACATGCACAAAATCATCAACAATCTAATCTGGAGGGTAGGCTCATTGGCCTACGAATAACATGGCAACAGCAAAATTCCCAGGAAATTGGTTTTATCACGTCACATCTAAATCGATATTAGAGCCTGATGAGTCAGGTAAGTCTAATCTAGAGTCTATGGTAATGGCTTGTGGAGCAGACAATGACGCTGAGTACATATTCCAAGTATTAGACGAGTGCATAAATCACCTAATGCACTCGGATATTGATACTAATGAAGCTACTAATGTAATTGACACTGTTTATTCTAGCAGAAACGCGCTAGATAATAAGATCAGCGACATTACAAAGGAAATCAAAAAGCTGAAAAAGAAGCTTGACATGTACAATTACCTTTACGATGCTCACACTAAACAAATGCGTGACCTACTTATGAGCCTTCCTGTTAATCAGGTGATGCTTACTGATGGTACCGACATTAAACTGCGTAGCAATCCTGGGAAATTGGTCAATGAGCGCGTTCCAACGCCTGATGATTACAAGCGATTTGGCGATACATTTATTAGAGCAAGCTATGCTTGGGATTTAACCAAGATTAAAGGTGCTTTAATGGATGGAGAAATTGATCATACTTGGGTAGAAAAGCATGGATTTGAGTTTATCCGTGATGTATCTTTGACTATCAAGTCATTATCAAAGGATTCTCAGTAACATGGACGTTTACACCCAAATTCATCTAGCTTTAGAGCTAATTTACCACGTAAGTATTGTTGCTTGGCTTTACTTTTTGTCTAGAAACGTAAACTTCATAGACGAAATAAAGCAACGTTTGCAAACTGGGCAGCGTCTTACAGAAGATCGTCTACACGAACTTGAAAACGATGTGTATACATTGCAACAGCAGGCAAAAGTGTCTGATAGGCCACTTCCAGTAAAGCGTAAAATAGGACCAGTAACACGCAAGAAGTGAAAAATGTAGTTGTTTGTGGAAGAGCAGCGTTTATTTTTCAACATTCTTGCTTTAGGCGGGGGATGAATTTACTTTTGTCCCCCGCTTTTCTTTAATCATTACAAATACATGGTATGGCAAAAGCAAAAAGCGAACAAAAAGGAAAGCAATCACTAAAAAACAACGCAACAACCAAGAATGAGGCGAAGTTTTTTGAGTTACTTACGTTAGCAGGCCTACCATTGCCTGCCAAAGAAGTAATGATGATACAAGGAAGGAAGTACCGCGTTGATTATGCTTGGCATAGTCTACGTTTAGGCATTGAAATACAGGGAGGAGTGTTTACTAGAGGAGCTCATGGCAGTGTTTACGGCATATTGCAGGGCTATAAAAAGTCAAATGATGCAGCACAGCATGGGTGGACACTTATGTACTACCTACCTAGCGAAATGTTGAAACCAGAAACTGTAATAGCAATAAAAAGGGCGTTTGAATGGAAGCTGGAGAATGGATAGACAGAGATTTAGAAGCGTTGGTGTTAGGTACTTTTCTAGCTGATAGCAAAAGACTTGATCCTACGCTTGTAAATCCAGAGATCTTTACGTTACAACCATATAAAACTATATGGTCAGTAGCATTTCAGGAATGGACAGCAGGCAATCCCGTTGATCTAGTTACTGTAACAAGTGCTCTGCAACGAGATGGTCTTCTAAACCTAGTTGGTGGAGCAGGGACAATTGCTAAAATGATGGCAGATTGTCCTATTAGTGCTACGGATAAGCACATTAAAATACTAACAGATTTGTGGCAAAAGCGTTGTACGTTCTACGCACTTAACAATGCGTTGCAAGAACTACGCTCAGGCAAAACTTCTATCAAAGAATTGGTTTCTAAAGTAGACCAGACTGTTTTAGAAGTTGTAGCAGATCATTCGTACAGCCATCTTAACAAAGACAAAGAGCTAGATGAGATTGCAGACAAGATCTTTAACCCAGTCAGCGGAGACTGTATTGGTACTGCATGGCCTAGTCTTGATAAGCTAATAGGTGGTTATAGGCCGGAAGAACTTGTACTTATGGCAGGACGTCCTGCTATGGGTAAAACTGCTCTTATGGTTACGGCACAAAGAGATCTAGCATTGCGTGGTATACCATCTGTATGTTTCTCCCTTGACATGGGTAGAAAGCAATTGTGGTCACGTTACATTAGTCAGGGAGCAGATATATCCGTATCTACCCTCGAGTCTGGAGCAGCGTTTAACGACGAAGAAGTAACTCGTATCAAAGGCGCAGTAGGCGAACTAAAGGATTTGCCGATGTGGGTTGATACAGATCCATATCACACATTAGCAGAAATACGGATGATTACTAGGCAGATGGTTCTTAAACATGGCGTTAAGGTTGTGTTTATAGACCATCTAGGTAAGATCCGCCCAGAGAAAGCTAATAGCAGAGAGCAGGAAGTAAGTGTAATTGTACAAGGTCTAAAGGCACTAGCAAAAGAGTTTAACCTTACAGTTATATCACTAGTACAGTTAAACCGTCAAGTAGAGATGAGAGCAGACAAACGTCCTATGCTATCTGATCTACGAGAATCAGGTTCAATAGAGCAGGAAGCTGATATTGTTCTAATGTCGTATAGACCAGAGTATTACAACCTGCCTACATTTGAAGATGGTGTAACTCTAGCAAAGAATCGCATGGAAGTAATAGCAGCCAAAGTACGCAATGGTATTCCAGGTGGCGTTATCCTTAACTTCCAGGGCCATTTAACCAAAGTAGAAGAAATGACAATCGAACATAGGAACCCCAACATTCTTGATTGGAATGATGCGGTTTTTGCTTAAATTAGATCAGCTCCATTCCTTCCCCTCCTTCCCCAGACCCTACCCGTAAAAAGGTAGGGTTTTTTTTACATATCAATTGTGACATGTAAAGAAAAGGCTAATCTTTTTACTTGACTCATATAGTGATTATTTGTTAGGTTTACACCGAACAGGGGCAAAAACAACAGGGTAATAATAACAACTAATTATTACTTTATATTATTAAAGCAAGGTATACTAAAGTTAGGCAAGTTATCGCCAATTGATAACTTTAAAGGGGCATAGAACAAGGTAGAAAATATGTGTAGGGACCCCCACGTAACTAGGTGGTCGCTCTGACAGATCACCACCCCCCCCTACCCAGGCTACCCCCCACCCCTAGTTGACCTTCGGCTCGCTACGCTCGCCTCGGTTGCTCCGCTACCATCGCTCGCTTCGCTCGCTCCGGTGCTACGTGTAGGACGCTTGAACCGTTACGTGGTTAAACTACGTTTGCTTCACCAATGTGTTACGCCCAGACACAATGCCATAGTGTTACGTGGTTTAACTACGTTTGGTAAGGGAAAGTCCTTTACATCACAATAACTTGGAGACCGCAATGGAAATCGCATTTGGATTACTCGCACTAACACTAGTCGGTGTTATCGCCTATCTCAGCATCAAGCTCGAGTCGTTCGAGGTTGAAGTCAAGGTGCTCAAGGAATACCTCGACAATGCCAACGGAGAAATCTCCCTATGCTACGACGAGCTATGGGAAACCCGACAGATGTGCAATGCTATATCACAACAACGTAATGATTACTTCAAACAACTCAACGAACTGTCGTCCGAGATAGCTCGAAGCTAATCAGTGTTCTCTCCACTGGTTATCGGACGATATTACGTACATTGGAGGCGGAGGTGCTACCTCCAAAGCTTCCGCTTCCTTTGTACGTATCAATACAGGACAAAACCGATGCGTGGTAGTTACGCTAAGTATTCTATGTGCCGATATTTCAGCCATAGGTCCTGTATTGTCGTTGTTTCTTGGTTTAACTACGTTTGGTTTGGTGGTGTTCGCCAGACCGTATTCTTCCACAGGGCATATCGCCCACACCTAGAAAGGGTCCTACCATGGACGCAACAACAACAGCACCTACATCTATCGCAACGATGGTGCATCTCCTACCAACAGCCACAATCTTTGGCGAAAAGGTAGACACAATTCTTACCAATCTGTTCAAGTATGTGAAGCCCAAAGCCGTCGAGCTTGCTTCAGGACTTGCAGATATGGTCCTCGAGTTCGATACCAATCGTCTCATCCATATCGACCAGAAGGTAGCAGTGCAATTCGCTCTGACAGACCTTCTGTACAGCAAAGGTATGGTCAATGAAAACGGTACGCCAAGACTGTTCTCCCCAGTCACAATACCGTTTCATATTTCGCCCGAAGATGGTGTCCCTGAGACACAACTTCGTGTATACTTCTACCGCAAGCCAGCGAACAGCAGCGATCCTCGCCCACAAGCGACGATTATGCTACGCCTCGAGCGTTTCGGCACGGAGTATAAGTTCGACACGCAGTCGAAGTACGGTGCAAAGGCAGTCGCTAACGCTCCTGCCGAGGCAACCGAGGCTAACGCCCCGTTTGCCGAGTAACAATACGCAAACCCCTGCATGCCAACCCACGGTGTGCAGGGGAATGCAATCGCTCAAGATGGCTGCACGTTTCACAAACTTTTTTTGGCAAAATGGAAAACAACCTAAACGATCGCAAAATCGATGTAAAAATCGATGATTATTTCATGGTAAGCGATTACCATAATTACAAAGACACTAATGACTTCCAGAAAATTAGCATTGTCCCAACTACATTTATGGTAGCACACGACATTGTTTCGATGAAAGTCTTTAACATTGGTGAGATTTGTTGCTCTGCTATTATTATTGTTACTAAAGTAAATACTAGCAAAGCTAAAGATGACACAATTGGTACATCAAGCATTAGCATTAGTGCATCATTCGTACCAAAAGATGATCCCACTAAAATGAACTCATTTGATACTAGCTTTATTGAAGTTAACGTACGTGCTTCTGATCGTGTTATTGATTTGTTTGATACTGCCTTTAATTGGGCTATTACAGCAATCCAGCAAGAATACGATAAGGATATCATCATGGAAGCTGCTCAAGCACTTGACGAACAGAATCTAATTAACATCGACGATGCCAAGGGCCCAGTCAACGATGAGGGCCCAGACGAAGGCCCAGTCGATTACGCTCAAATCAATTAACTTTACCACCCATTAATTTGGGTGGTATTTTTTTATGACAAGTGAACAAAAACAACAAATCGCTAGATGGCTGGACAACACCCATCCTCAATCGTCGGCTGATAAGCAGGGTATACTTGCTTTCTTAAAGCATTGGTTCCCTGAACATTTCAGTAAGCCGTGGGCAACGCATCACCATCAGATGACTAAAATCTTGTGGGAAATGTTCCGCCCAAATAAGGAATCACGACTAGAACGACAAGGATATTTCATTATCCATCGTGAAGCAGCTAAAACAACATTGTCGTCGTTTGGCTTTCCTAATTACTTTATATGGCTGAAGGGTTATTCGCCCTGGGTTAGATATGAAGCCGATGGTTGGGAAGGATCAGATCGCCATGACTATGACATTGTTAAGCTACCACCTATTGACGAACCTGTTATCCTTATCCTATCGGAGACAGCAACACAGTCAGAATACTTTGTAACTAACATCAAAGACAACATAGATACACACAAAGGTCTACGTAAGTTCTTTGGTCCTAAAGATGCAACTGTTATTGAAAGTGAAGAAGATGAAGAGTCTGTCAAAGGCACTAAAATTTGGCGTAAAAATGCTTTCAGGACTAATGATGGTACGATGGTGGTCGGCAAAGGAGCAGGCCAGCAAATACGTGGAACAAACTTTTTCGGTAAGCGTCCGCATCTTGCGTTTGTCGATGACATGTACTCTCGTAACAATACGAAGACGGAAAATAGACTTAAGGATCTTAATAGGTGGTTCTTCGCCGAGCTATCAAATTCGTTGGACAATGAAAAAGGCAAACTATTTTTTCTAGGCACTATCGTACACCCTGATACGGTAGCACAACAAATTCAAGGTAGCGATCAATGGTTTGGTTTGAATAAACCTATTATTGGCCTTGAGGAACTGCGTGATGTCCTAGACAAACATTGTGAGCTTAAGCATGGTAAAGTAAACATACCATCTAAAGAAAAGTGTAAAGAAATACAAGACAAACTAAAAACGCTATCATGGCCTGAAAAGCATACGTTGCACTATATCCTATCGCTATACAAACGTGAATGGGAACAAAACAACATACGCTACTTCTATCAAGAGTATCTAAACATATCAGAAGCTCCTGAAGAAGCTAAATTCAGCCGTGATAAGCTTGTTGAAGTTGATTTTGGTTATGACATACATAATCTATTGACATTTAACTATGACAATACATTGTGGAAGGCTTTAGTTGACCCAGTTATGGTTGTTGACGTTGCATCATCAGAACGTCAAACTGCTGACGATTCGGTGATAGCTGTTACAGCGTTTATTAGGGCTGTTGGTCAACGTCAGGGTAACGATAAGCTAGTAGAAAAGACATTTCCTATAATCCTGCACATCGAGGGTGGTAGAGGTTGGGGCATTTACGAAGATGCTCGTAATCCAAAGTTTATACGTCCCGGCATTGTAGATCAGATGATACGTATTAGCTCTGTAATGCCTATTGATAAGTATTACATCGAAGCTAACGCTACGCAGGAAAATGTACGTCGTGAAGCAGAAAAAGCACTAAACACA